GTTTGAGATAGTTAGGCGTGATCTTTAGGTTAGCCGCGCCAATCGGCATAGCATTTTCAAGCCATGAGAACTCATCTTCATTGATAGCCGTGCGATCCGCTTTGGTATTGACACCACGGAACTGTCTTACGACTTGATACGACTTTTTTTGTTCTGCTGCTGCCATATCTGTTAATACGGCGTACTGTAAGGGTTAGGCATCCTTCTGGTATAAGTGGACACCAAGACCGATTGCGTATGCTTAATGTATTCCTGCTTAAATATCTCGGCTTCACCGAACGATTGCTCGTAATACTTGGCTAAATAAGCCGCATAGAACTGCACTGGGCCAGTATATGGGTCATTAATGGTGTCTACGTCTGCCAGAGCCACCAAAGGAGTTGGCAATACCACCGTATCTAGCTCAATGATGTAAACTTGGTCAGGAACAGGCGATATATAGCTTTGAGCCTGTCCGTAGGAGCTAAAAGCAATAGGACGGCCTATGTAGTTCTGCCAAAAACGCAATTCAGCGTTAAATTGCGTCCACGGCAGGTATCTCTGGGGTACACGGCTGTTTCCCCAGTACAAATTGATGTTAATGATGTCTAAAGTATTGGTTCCCTGCGGTAAGCAGCTCCAATTTATGATTTCTGAGTTGCCAGCGTATTGCAGCATAGCTGTACCGTTCGCAAAAGGCGTTGACGGTGGTATAGCACCCGATCCCGTGGGATATATTGGCGCTGAACTGCCCAACGTACCCGCAGTCACTACCTTATAGATAAAGATGTTGCTTACAACGTAGTCATTTAAGGCTACAGGCGTATTAGCAGACCAAAAGTAAGGATTAGCGCCCCCAGGTACGGGGGTAGTAGGGACTTGCGCTTGTTGAAGAACTCGGAGACACCCTGTGTCTCGGACGATACGCTGACGCGCTTCGTTGATGTAAGAAGTTAGCTGGGGCTGTGTGTAAAAATTATAGTTGGCATCGTGCAACAGGCGCTGAACCTGTGTGATGTACCCTGAAAGTGTTTGCGACATTTGAGGCCCATGCTAAATAACCGTGCGAGTAATCTTTTTTTATCACCCGCACGGCTTGTCTTAGAAGCTGACCACATCACCATAAACGCAAATGTCTACCGTGTTGGCATTACCAGACGCGGTGTTGACATTGACGTAAAGGGTGGAAGTCGTGTTGCCCGAAACAAACGTAGCAGTCGGAGTAATATCTTGGAACGTACCCACAGCAGACACGCTGCTGATTACCGTGTTAGCCGTAATCAGGTTTGCGCCGTTGTTGGTTGATCCAATCGAAATGTTAGCCGATGCCACCGATCCACTTGGATTTTGGATCGTTACTCGACGGACAATCACGCCTCCAGAGTTAGCAACAGCACCGCCAGCAGTTAATCCACCGCTTAAAAGCGGAAGTGCAATAACCGCGTTACCAGCCGAATTTAACGACTGGGCGCGAATGGTTGCAATTTTGTAGTTTGAAAAACTATCTGGCGTATTTTGTGCTACTGAATCTGAATTTGCCACGGTAATTCCTTACTTGTTATTGAACGTACCGGACACAGCCTGACCACCGTTCGAGCCGTACAACGTAACAGTGATGTTGGATGTGTTGCTCGAAATCGCTTGCACGTTCACGCCATCAGACATGAAGAATGAAGCGACGTTGACCGTGGAGATGTTCACCCAGGTCAACGAGGAAGCGTTGTTTGACGTATTGAGCTGAATCACCACGTTGGTGGTGGGCGGCAACTGCCAAACACCGGCTGGCACTGAAACGCCAGTTGTAGAACCCGTTCCCGTGTAAACGGTGACGGGCTGGAAAAATGCACCTGCGGTATTAGTTACCGCATTAGCACCAGCAAGAACGATTTTATTAGTTGAAAGTGACATGGTCGCTCCTTATAGCGAGATAGAGTTGTAACCGGTCACTTGAGTCATTGATTTTGGCTTCACTGATACCAGTTCAGCAATCATCAACACAGCGCCGACATAACCGATCTGCCAGTTTGGAAGCGTGGATTCAAACCCAGTGAACACAAACGAACCTTGCTCATGGATGTAGAGCGAGAGATAGTTGGTGTTCAAGAAGTACACGGTTCCCTCTGGGCAATATGGGTCTGGATAAATTGGCACACCAGCAACCATCAGGGCGCGGAACGCAGCCTGTGGGCCGTTAGCTTCGCCATCAAAGCCCGAACCTGGGGTAATGACATATTGCTCTTGACCAACGTAGTCCTGAGCCAACAGCGTCCAAGTACCAAAACCGCAAACACCGAACGTAGGCACTTCAGCGCCGTACTTCACAGTACCCGAAATGTACTGCAAGATGTTCTGACGGGTTGGGTTGACGTTACCAGCGGCATACACTTTTGACTGCCACCATGTGTTGCTTGAACGGGAAATGTTGCCGTAAGCACCAGCGGCTGGGTCAGTGTTCGATACCGCACCAGGCAGACCGATGAACTGCTGCGTGTTGGTGGTGTTGGTGTACAGAGCCGTCGCCATCGCGTCCATCATCACGTTAGTCGCGTCATTCATACGCGCTTCGATCAATGGAATAATGGCAGCGTCTTGCTGAACAGCGCCTTCCATGCCTAAGAATGGCACTGGAGCGATCATCAGCTTGAGGTCGAATTCTGCGTTGTACGCACCCTGCTGAACGCTGGGCTGGTTGAACGAACCAGAATAGTCTGACCACTGAGCGTTCACAAATTGTGAACCCTGCACTGGCACAGTGACCGAACTGACACCGCCCGATGCGCTCTGACTGTTGGCAATCAAAGCAGCCATCAATGGCGTTGAGTTATAAAGCTGGACAACCAGCTTTGGGATAAACGCTCTACGCGTTACATAGGTAAGTTCCGTATATTGCGAACTACCTGTTGCGGGTACAATACCACCACCGATTGGCATAATTTTTCTCCAAATTCCTTAATTAAAAACCGATTGGGCGCGAACCTTTTCGCAGTTCAGCTAATGCTTTTGCAGCTTCGTCCCTAGCGCCAGTAACCGGATTCTTCCAATATTTGTTAAGGTCGAATTTGCTAATAGCACTTGGGTTGTAGCCAGACGGAGTTGGTTGAGCAGATTGCTTCATCCACGACCAATATTCCGCAGCGGCTTCGTGATTGGTAATGCCCTTGTCGAGCATTACTTTTTCAATAGCTTCAATATCTTCTTCTTTTGCAAGACCATTTTTAACCACACGATTGCGTCGTGCAGTCAATTCTTCCATCGCATCACGTTCACGTAATTGCGATTCAAGGCGCTCTACCCGCTTGTTAGCGGATGCGACTGCCGTGTTGGTTTGATCTTCGATGTCTAGTTCAGGAATTGACATCTCAGGCTTGGCTTTCTTGGTTAGACGCAAGAAATCTTTGCGCGTAGCGGGGTTATCCGCAAGGCTGCGCGCAAGCATTGCCAATTCATCACGGGCTTCAAGCGATAGGTCTTCTAGGCTCATTAGGAATTACCTCGGTGCTTTTCTTGATTTACGATTAGGATTTCGTTGTGCAGCCGTTCGCTTAGGGTTGGGAAGTCCCTTAGCAGAACGGTACGCCAAAACGTCGTTGGCAAACGCTTCACGGTTGTCATCTTGTTTTGACGAAGTATTAGCCATCATTATCTCTTGCTACGACGCTTAGAAGACTTATGCTTTTGTTGCATAAGCTCTTTCCCGCTGCGCTTATGCATAGGGCTGTGATGCTTGTAGGGATTACCCTTAGACATTAGATTACTTTCTTGCCGTTGCCGCGATCATTCACGGCCATCTTGTTCTTAGCGCCAATCTTGGTTGGGCCAGACAAACCGCCAAATGGCTCATAGCGTGGGGTGTTGATAATCGGGCCATTGGCCTGGTTATTGTCGGTTGGGCGACGGGGTTGCGAAGCGCCACGGGGCTTAAATAAATCCATGATTTCTTTCCTTTACATCGGACTTGGAGGAGGAGGCGGTGGAGCGCCGCTTGGAGCAGCACCTGGTGGGCCACCCATTGGAGGCATAGCTGGAGGCATATTGTCTCCCGCGCCATGAGGATGGATCATGATGTTAATGTTGGTCTTACCCTTAGCAGCACCGCCGCGCTTGCGGGCAATGCGGCCACCATCAACACCCGGAACATCATGTGGATAGCCCTTGCGGACAAAAAGCTCGCGGCCAGCTTCACCACCATCTGCATGATGCATGCGCTTCAAGGTTTCTGCCAAGTGAGCCTTCTTAGCTAACTTAGGATTCTTGCTATGCGCAGCCTTTTCAAGCTTCTTGGCTGGGATCTTTTCGCCTTCTGGAACATGCAATGCACGGTGTAGCGAACCCTTGTGCTTGATAGCGCCTTGGATCCACTTGGTTGATCCGCCAGAAGCCTTCTTAGATTTGGCTTCACCACCCCAGCAATGCTCATCACGCTTCATGGCAGATGACTTAATCATCTTCTTAA